TCTCGCCGGAAGATGCACAGTTCCTCGGCACTCGCGCTGCTCAGAACCTAGACGTTGCCATGGTGTTTGGCATTCCGCCCCACATGCTTGGCCAGGTTGACAAAACCACGTCGTGGGGTACTGGCATTGAGCAGATGGGACTTGGCTTCCTGGCGTACACGCTGGGTGCCTGGCTTGGCCGTTTCGAAGACGCGTGGTCCGCCATGCTTCCGCGCCCTCAGTCTGCCCGCTTCAACGCTGACGCTCTGCTTCGCACCGACACAGCGGGTAGGTACGCGGTTTATTCCGCTGCCCGTTCGGCGGGAATCCTCACCACCAATGAAATCCGCGCCCTTGAGAATTACGGGCCCGTGGATGGTGGCGACAACATTTCTGCCCCGCTGAACTCTTCTACGCCGGGACTCACCAAAGACAACGGCGCTTCACCGAGTGCGCAGAAAGCAGATGCGTTGGGAGCTGTTCTCTAATGACCGATTTCTCTACCCGCGATTCGCTGCGCAACATACGCGAGGATCGCAGGCGCCCGTTTGAGGGTATGGAACTGCGCGAGCAGTCCAACGGCACTCTTCGTTTCACTGGCTATGCGTCCGTCACGGAAACCCCGTACGAAATGCAGGACTTTCTAGGTGACTACACCGAAGTTGTCCGGCGCGGGGCGTTCAGTAAGACGTTGGCCGAAGGTGCAGACGTCCCGTTCAAGCTCAATCACGATGGCATGACGCTTGCTCGGACCAAGTCCGGCACCATGCGGCTGTCTGAGGACAGTACGGGCCTGCACGTTGAAGCGGACCTAGACCCTGGTAACGGCCAGGTACGGGACATCCGCAGCGCCATGGAGCGTGGCGACCTTGACGAGATGAGTTTCGCTTTCCGCGTGACTCGTCAGGAGTGGTCGCCCGACTGGACACAGCGAGACATCACCGAAGTGAACATGAACAAGGGTGACGTCAGCATCGTGAACTATGGCGCCAACCCACACACTTCAGGGCTCACGACTCTTCGCAGCGCGCTGGCTGATGGTGCGCTGACCCGTGATCAGCTCGAATCGCTGCTCCGCTCGATTCCTGAGCTTGCGGACATGGTGGCCGATCGGCCCGTTGTCGAAGAGCCTGCCCCTGAACCCCGCAGCGAGGATCTTTCGCTGTTTGAGGCGCGGTTGCGCGCCCTGCATCTGTAACGGCCCCGGATCACGCCGGATCTCACGCCGGATCACCTACGGATTTCCGTACGTGACACCACCTGAGACACCACCTGACGCAGCGTGGGCAACCCCTCCATTCCTATGAAAGGTCCCTCCCGTGGACAAGCGTTCCCTGATTTCTGACCTGGTGGCCAAGCGCAGCGCTGAGCGCACGAAGCTAGATGCCCTTCTGGGCGAGGCTCGCTCCGCTGAGGCTGGCATGACCGACGAGCAGCGCGCCGAGTTTGACAAGGGCGAAGCCGAGATTCGTTCGCTAGACGAGCGGGTTGCCGAGCTTGACGCGCAGGTTCGCGCTGATGACGCTGCGGCCGAGATGGCTAAGCGCTATGCGCCGAAGGCTGGCGACGGTGTCAAGTCTGAGCCTGAGGTTTACCGGTCCGGCCTGGGCGGTAACTCGTACTTCCGCGACATGTGGAATGCCCAGAAGAACCATGACCGTGACGCCGTTGAGCGGCTCGCGCGCAACAACCAGGCCCGTGCGACTGAGGCGCGTGCCCTGAGCACCACGAACGGCGCCGGTGGTGAGTTTGTTCCTCCGCTGTGGCTTGAGCGTGAGTTCATCAAGCTTGCTCGCCCTGCCCGCATCACTGGCAACCTGGTCCCGACTCAGGCCCTGCCCGCTGGCACTGACTCAATCAGCATCCCGAAGGTGAACTCTGGTACTGCGGTTGGCGTTCAGGCCACGCAGAACACGGGTGTTCAGCAGACTGATCTGACCACGGGTTCGATCTCGTCCAGCGTGACGACTATCGCGGGTGGCCAGACCGTCAGCCTTCAGCTCATCGAGCAGTCGCCGCTGAACGTGGATGACGTGATCTTGGCTGACCTTGCTGCCGCATATGCCGCGCAGTACAACACCCTGATCCTCAGCGGTTCGGGTGCCGGTGGTAACCCGACCGGTCTGTTTACGCTGTCTGGCACCAACGCAATCGCCATGAGCGCCACCGGTTCGGCGAACCTTTACAAGGCCATCGCGAACGCCATTCAGACCGTTCACACGAACCGGTTCCTGCCGCCCGACACGATCATCATGCACCCGCGCCGTTGGGCTGCGCTGCTTGCTGACTCTGACTCGACCGGGCGCCCGCTGGTGGTCCCGAACGCGTCCGCTCAGAACTCCCTTGCCACGACCGGTGAGGTTGCGGCTCAGGGTTACGTGGGCACCATTCAGGGTCTGCCGGTTTACGTTGACTCGCTGATCCCGACCAACGTTGGCGCTGGCACCAACCAGGACCGTGTGATTGTCGCTCGCATGGCTGATCTGATGGCTTGGGAGGGCAACGTCAAGGCGGAAGCCTTCCCGCAGACGTACGCCAACCAGCTCAGCGTGTTCATTCGGCTGTACAACTACATGTCGTTCCAGCCTGGCCGTTACCCGAAGTCGATCTCTGTGATTGACGGCGCTGGCCTGGTCACGCCTGCCTTCTAAGTGAGCCTGTGAGGGTCGGGGTCACCTACGGATTTCCGTACGTGGCCCCGGCCCTTGCTGCTGCCCGCTAGTGACGACGAGAGGAACACATGAACCCCATCAACTACGCGCTTGGACTGGCTCACGAAGTCAGCCACCACGCGCAGGGTGACAAGCAGCGTGAGGCTTCGGCCCGTGAGTCCCTGACGTGGGCTGCTGCGGAGCTAGAGAAGCTCGACCCCACCAAGCTCAGCGCCAGTGTCCGCGCGCTCTTCGAAGAGGCTAAGCAGGCTGCTGCTGACGCGCTGGCCAGCAAGCCTAAGAGGGCAGCGAAGGCGCCCACCGCAACTGAGTAGGGGATGACATGCCGCTGATTTACTTCACGGGGCAGGACGTAGCGCTTACGGCTAACCCGCTCGATGACAGCGGTAACCCTGTCAGTGGCGCTGTGAGCGTCTCTGTGGCTGTCACGGACCCTTCCGGCGCCACCAGTACCCCGAACGTCTCCGGGCCCGTCAGCGGGGCGTACACGGCCGTTGTGCCCAGTGTCTCGACCCCTGGTGTCTGGCTCGCTCGCTGGACGGCAACCGGCACGGGCGTCAGTTGGACGTCTGAGACTCAGTTTCAGGTGCGCCCGCTGGGGCTGGAACAGCTAGTAGACCTTGCCAGCGTGAAGGCGCACCTGAACATCCCCACCAACGACAATCGCCAGGATGACGAGCTACAGGGCTTCATCCTGGCCGCAGGCGAGTTGGCCCGTAACCACTGTGGCCCGTTCATCCCGGAGACTCACACAGAGTTCTTCGATGGAGGGGTGTCGTCGGTCATGCCTGCCTTCACTCCGGTTGCCAGCGTGCTCAGCATCACTGAGTACTACGGCCTGAGCGCGTTCCCACTGACCGAGCAGCCGCTAGGGGGTCAGTCGAGTGCGTTCGCGTTCACCGTGGACCCCAACACTGGCCTGATCACGCGCCGGACCATGGGCGGGGAGGCTGCAACCTTCGCCTTCGGCACGAAGAACATCAAGGTTGTGTACTCCGCTGGCCGTTCCGGCGCCGTTCCCTGGTCCGTCCGTCTCGGCACGCTGGAACTGATCCGGCACCTGTGGCAGATGACGCAACAGGGTGGCGGACGTCCCAAGTTCAACGCTGGCGCCTATGACGGCGGGGAAGCTGTGGTTCCCACTGGCTTTGCCATTCCGTCCCGTGTGCTTGAACTCTGGCAGACCTATTACAGGGGCCCCGGTATCGCATGACCATTCCAAATTCAACGGCCCCTGCCGTCCGACAGTGGCTCTTTGACCAGTGCACGGCAGGGCTCGCGCCTGATCCGGACAATGTCCGCGCTTCGCTGCTCGTCTGTTTCGACCAACCGGGACCCAATGAGCCTGATGACATCGTGGCCATTGGTCGCGTTCATCGTCAGCTCAGCGTGGGCGCGATGATCGGGGGTGGTGGCGCTGGCTGGCTTGACGAGTCGTACACCGTGGAAATCGTCATCGACGTATTCCGGAGTAACGACAGCGGGCAGGTTGCCTACTCGCGCGCCATGGACCTTGCAGGCGCCGTAATCGCCATCGTGCGAACGGACCTGACCCTAGGTGGCCACGTCATCAAGTCCGTGCCTAAGGGCGATACCGCTGAAGTCGAGTGGGACACCGACCATGCCGGTAAACACGCCACGGTAACTGTCGAAATCGAGTGCGTAACGAGGATCTAATGCCTGACTTCACGTACAACGGCGCCGACGCGCGCTATTACCCGTCACTCTCGCTGGACGTGAAGCCTGGCGACACCGTGACGCTTGACTCTGACCCCGGAGACGGACGCTTTGGCCCTCAGGGCTCCGCCCCGCTTTCCGCCCCTGCCCCTGCGCCGGTTGCTCCCGCGCCCGCGCCCGCTGACGTCCCGGAGGTTGGCAACTAATGCCTAAGGCAACACAGCTATCGTTCCTCGGAATTGCGAAGGAAGTTACGCCCGGTACGCCGGTCCCTTCCACCAACTTCATTCCGGTTACCCAGGTCACCCCGAAGGACAACCTGACCCTTCTACAGGACAAGGGCCGCAGGGGAAGCTTCGTTGATGTCTACGATGAAGTTGCGGGCACGCTTTACGCGACGCTTGACTACGACGGCGACGTTTTCCCGGACACGATCGGTTTCCCGCTCGCTGGCATCCTGGGTGACGTAACCACTACCGGTGCGAGCGCCCCGTATACGCACGCGTTCGCTGTGCTCAACAACGGCACTGGCCAGCCTCCGACGTACACCCTGAATGACAACTACGTCGCTGGAAACCGTCAGTACGCTTCGGCCAAGTTCTCTGAGCTTGGTTTCAAGTTCACTGATGATGGTCTTCTGACGTACAGCGCGAAGACCACAACTTATGGCTCTGTCACTGCGACTGCCCCGGTTACTTCCTTCACTGGCGTTCCGCCCATGGTTGGCTGGCAGGGAACCGTGACCATTGGCGGCACTGCGCAGGCTGGCGTGATCGACGGTGAAGTCACCATCAAGCGCAACGTGACCGTCATCAACGCCATTGACGGCTCGCAGAACCCTGCGTCTCTGTGGTCTGGCCCTGTTCAGGTGGACGGTAAGGCCACTCTGATCATGGAGGACGACACCCAGCTAACCAACTACCTGACGAACACGAAGCCTTCGGTTGAATTCTTCTTCAGCGCGGGTACCGGTGCGACTGCTGTTCAGCTAAAGCTGCACATGACCAAGTGCTCTATCAGCGCTGCGGACATTACGCGTGGCAAGGACTACATAGAAGTTCCCATCACGTGGACCGCGCTTTCAAACACCACTGACGTAGGTACTTCCGGCGGTTACAGCCCCATCAAGGTGACCGTTCAGAATGCCGTGATTTCCGGGACGTACAAGTAATGCAGCATCTGACCCTTCCTTCTGGCGCTACCGCTGACCTCCGCGACGTTGCCGACGTTACCGAGCGCCAGCGCAGGCCCATCAAGCGCATTCAGACCAAGCTTGCTGGTCTTCCTGCCTTCGTCAACGCGGTTGAAGAGGCTAAGGCGCAGGGCGATGGCGTCGACCTGACCCCGGATCAGCAACTCAAGATCGCTGCGGGCATGGGCGAAGCGTTTGACCTACTCGAAGAGCTGAATGACGCGCTCGTCGCTGCGCTCGTCGCTGGCTGGTCTTACGGCTTCGTGGTCAGCGCTGACGCCGTGCAGGATCTACCGGGCC